CAGACGGCGCATACGACGGTACATATTATCCTGTTGGAAAGAAAAGTCCATTTCCTGTTCGCTTGCCAGTTGCATGAGCCGTTCCTGCATAGCGATACGGTCTTTGGGAGTACCGCGTACGGAGAACTCGATGCAAGCACGGGTCCGGGTATCTGTTTTATCTTCATCCAAAGGGATACGGCCCGTCAGACGCTTGATAGCATCAATGTTCAAGCCTTGTTCTGCTAATACGCGGGTGGCAGCAGAAATTACGGGGCTCAATACAAAATGTGGCATGGACAAAATGTAGGACGAAGTACGTGAAACCGCTTGTACATAGGTGATTGACGAATGTTTTGCGATATATTTAGGAAGAAAACAAAAAGTTCCGTTCCTTCTATTTTGCTTCCGTTGCTTCTATATTCATTCCGGAAGACTGTGCTGTAAATAGGGAAAACAGTGAGAGGTAGATTGAATGGGCGAAGGAGAAGCTGTATGTTACTTCCGTTTTAGGCTTAAAATAAAGGCTATATACTCCACTTGGATGGATATATAGCCTTCCTTTAATTTAGATATAGAAATACATTATAGCGGCTTAAAATGCTATTTTCGCGCACTTCGAATAAGTACTCCTTGTTGTATGATCGCTTTTTTAGTAGCGAAGGAAACACCATCAGACAACCCCTTGTGGCGTAGGGTTTCTTCCGTAATACCTATCTCTTCAGCAGTAAATTCAGAATAGATTGCTGATATAGAACCAAAAAAACGGCTTGTTTTTTTGAAAATGAGATGAACATGTATAACCTTAGTCTCTTTAGCCATAACCTTATTTTTAGATATTTGTAATCCTAAAAACTTCCATATAATTACTATATAGAAGTTTTAGTATTGCAAATATACAAAATAAATAAAGAAAATAAGATGCTTTCTTGACATTTTTCGTATCAAATACGGACTTTGTGGAATTGTTAACTTATTGTTAAAAACGGATAATTCTGTACTAACACCCATACAACACCCGTGCTGTTTAAGAAACAAAATGTGCATAACACCCGTATAACACCCGTACTTTTTCGAGTGTTTTTTGCATTGAGTTTTGACCTATAATATATAAAACAGTATTGAGTTTGCACCTCTAATACATAAATAACTTATCTAATTTCGTCCTTTTAATATTGTTATATTGTTTATTATCAGATATTTATATATTGTAAATACAAAAAATATCCCTAAAAGAACTTGCTTATACTTCCCAATACCTCGTATAATTTAATAACGCGACTTTTATCAAACTCTTGCTCATCGTAATCTTTGGTATTAATAGGGACAAAACGCAACTTGTTTGGGTCTTGTGATTTGCGAAGTATCTTAACGGTACGAATAGTATCTAATACAACAGCATAAATTTCACCATATTGCACGTCATTCAATGTACAATCCTTCAAAGCTATTACATCTCCATGATTTATTTTGGGTTCCATAGAGTGTCCAGTTACATTGCACCATACCACTCCACTTTTATTGTATGGGTAATAATTAATATAATAATCTGGGCATTGTGTTTGATCATTAGGTGTTAAATCAAACCCTCCTATAAAATCCACATTATAATATGGCGCTCCTTTATATTCTTGGTTGATAGTTGGCATTGCATTTACATCAGGCTCGGAACAAAACATAGAGCCACGCCCAGTTATAAGCCAATCTGTATTAATTTCAAACATATTTGAAATATCATATATGATATCATAAGAAGGTTTAGCATTCCCCCCTCTAAAAAGCCTAGACAACTTTTCAGAACTTTTATAACCTAATTTATTAGCTAATGTTAAGCTGTTCATAGATTTATAATCCATAAATTCTTTAATACGAGATACGATATCGTTATTCATAAATGTTAAATTACATATATGTTTGGAAATTAAAACCATTCTTATTTGTATGATTTCAAATAAGTTTGTAATATTGCAGCGTGTTACAGATTAACAGCGCTCAAATGTATGAATAATAACTCAAAAATAAAAAGTATGAAACAAATAATTGAATTAAGAGACACTGAAAAACGAAAGATGATTGCAGAAACATTTGGCATATCTCTCGCAAATCTTAGTCAAATACTCCGTTTCAAACGGAATGGAAAGAATGCAGAAGCAATTCGCAAAATGGCACAAGAAAATGGCGGTATTAAATATACCGAAGGCAATGAACCATCCAAAGTGAAGGTTTTAGACTCTCACGGAAATGTCACAAACATTATTAATCAATAATTTATCTGCGATATGAAAACTATTAGATTTATTCAAAACGTGATGGTAGGAGTCGGTATAGTCACTGCTATCGCATTAGTTGACCAAATAGAGGTTGAACCATCAAATATGTGGGCGGCTATTGTGATAACAATCCTTTCTGTAATCATTGTCATAGAACGAGAACTAAGATCGAATAACCAATAACGGAACGCAAGAATAGAACTTCCTTCAGGATAACAACTATTAATTTGAATTTGCCATGTTTTCAATGGGTAGTGGCAGAAAGATTTGGAAGCAGCTACAATTCCGGGGCAGTGCCGGGACTTGCACAAATAATAATGTTAATATAATGGCTGAGATATTTAATAATCGGATTTGCGTGTTTGCAAATGAATTAATTCTTTTCAACCCTAAAACAAAGGTGGGAAGCGAGGACGGATTCATAAACGAAAACACCTACTACAAAATGGCGAGGAACGGGCAACTTATCGTACTCCGTCGTGGTATTCCCGGATGTCCTGCCCTAGTAGATTTTGAAACCATGAGAAAGGACGTTAAAAAGGAGTACATTGTACGTAAGGGTGATCCTCGTGCGGAAATTGCTGCTAAAACACAGAAATCCATATTGGAAGATGCAATTGTCTACAGCAATGCCGCCTACGAGTTTTTCAGTGTAAAATACCGTTATGACGGTGACAAGAAGCTGCCACCCACGAAGATTGACGAATATACCCTTAATGTGCGCATCATGAACGCGCTCCTGTCCCTTCGCGATGGTCGTAAAGCCAACTCGATAGGTGGCGGAAGTACACGGATTAACGTTTGGGAGAAACTTTGTAAATTGAGCAATGACCTGCTGACACTGAAAGACCCGAACGGACGTGATATTTTTCCTCATAACCTACCAAAGAACTGGAAGGCTTTGAAACGTAAATGCGAACAATATGAAGCGGCACGACGGATCAGCGAAGAAGAAGGCTATCGCAGTGTCATTCATAAATCGTATGGCAACAAATACGCGGCAGTCGTAATGAACGAGGATGCGAAGGCGGTGATGCATAAGTTAATCAGCATGCATAACAATCTGAATAATGTTCAAATCATGGAGGAATACAACAAAGTGGCTTCCCTGATGGATTGGAAACCGATTGACAGCCCTACCACTGTTGAGAACTGGAGACAAAAATTTGCTCTCACAACAATGGCGGGAAACAAGGGGGACAAAGCCCTGAAAAACACACGCATGAAACAGATACACCGTGAAGCCCCGACACAAGCACTTACTTACTGGACGCTGGACGGATGGGATGCGGAACTGTTCTATCAGAAAAAGACTCCCAAAACGGTAAAGAAAAACGGTGAGGAAAAGAGATATATGTACACCACTTATACCAACCGGAAAACGATGGTAGTCGTACTTGATGCCTGTGAAAAATATCCGGTCGGATACGCCATTGGTGATCATGAGTCACCCGCGCTTATCCGTGAAGCATTACGAAATGCAATACAACATACTAAAGAGCTATTTGGGGAACGCTATAAGCCTTTACAGCTACAAAGCGACAATTATCAAAAGAAGGTGATGGTTCCCTTCTATGAAGCCATGACCAAGTATTATACACCAGCCGCTTTGGGAAATGCAAAGTCCAAAATAGTAGAACCCTATTTCAAACGCCTGAATGTGGAATACTGCCAAAAACAGGCGAACTGGTCGGGCTTCGGTATCACTGCCGATAAGGATAACCAGCCTAATTTGGAAGTATTAAACCAGAATCACAAGTTCATCCCGGATGAAGCCACCGTTATTGCACAATTGGAAGCTATTATAGCGCAGGAACGGGCAAAGAAGATAGATGCTTACCGCGCTGCATGGGAACGCACCGAAGAAGCCCGTAAAATGCCTTTCGGGATTGAGGAATATCTGATGCTCATGGGGGAAACCACCGGACGCACGAATAAGATCACGGGTTCGGGGCTGTTTATCGAGTTCATGGGTGAACGAATCTGCTTCGACAGCTTCGACCTTTCCCTCCGCGACCATTACAACGAAGACTGGATAGTACGCTTTGACCCGGACGATATGAGTCAGGTGCTTGTATCGAACGCAAAACGCCTGAAGTCCGGTCGTGTAGACAAGGAGATTGGGACATTGCAATACGTACTGCAACGTGATATCAAAGTTCCGATGGCTTTGGCTGATCAGAAACCGGAACATTTTGAATACCGGGCACGTGTCGACAAGTTCAACAATGAAATGGCGGAGAAGGTAAAGGAGAAGGCTAAAGACGTCGATAGGAGAATCACCACCATTTGCCAACGTATCCCCGAAATAGCTGCAGGAACGGTTCTTGACCGCTACCTGATAACTGACAGCTTGGGACAGCACAAGGATGTCCGGTCAAAAATGAGGGATGACGCCACGGACGCGGATTTCATGGAAGTGACCCAACATATCACCCGGCAAAGTGTAGCAATGGCTTCCACCGGAACGGATGATGAAGATTACGATTACAACCCGCTGGACATGAATTTTTCAAGATGATTTAAAAACAATTTAAAAGATATACAACATGGATAATCAAGCATTAAAAACGTACATAGAGAAGTTAATCAATCGCGGATCATCTGCAACGGAGTTGGCGCGTAAATGTGGAATATCGGATACCGCCATGTCCCAATTCAGAAGCGGCAAGTATGGAGCGAATGAAGACTCCATCACTGAAAAGATTGCTTCCGGTCTAAATTACTACGAAAACGCCTGGAATGTAGTGGAAAGCGTCACCAGTTACCAGCAGGTACGCACCGCGTTCGTTGCTGCAAAGAAGAATCATAAATGGATGTGTATATCTTCACGTTCCGGCAGTGGAAAAACTCAATCCCTCATAGACCTTTATAACATGAGTGCTGATAATTCAGTCATATATCTGAAGTGCCGGAAGTGGACAGCCCGTAAGTTCCTGACCAAGTTAGCCACTTGCATGGGAGCAACAATAACTCGCTACATGGATAACGACGACCTGATGGACTTGATTGTTTCACACGTTAACCGTATGGCTGGAAAATCCCCTTTGTTAATCCTTGATGATGCCGGAAAACTGGCGCACAGTGCCCTCTGTACGCTTATACCTCTATATGATGACACTTTACACCGTATGGGTGCTATCGTAGCCGGAACGGAGACTCTAGAGCGCAATATAAAACGTTATGTCGGTCGTGTAGAAGGATACGACGAAATAGACGGCAGGTTTTGCCGCAACTATATCACGTTGCTAGGAGCTACAAAGAAAGATGTCAAAGCCATTTGCGCGGCAAACGGGATCAATGATACCGAGGAACAGGAAACCATTTGGGGCAAGTTGAACAAAGAGAAAAAAGAGCCTGTAGCGGGAAAATTTGTTTGGTTTACCGATGATTTGCGCGAACTGTCCGGCATGATCGAAGACCGTATAATCAAACAACAAATCGAGCGTGGAGAACTGGCATGAAAGTTTGGAGTCAGAAGAACCTAGAAGACATCCGACATGAATATATTGATTTTGACGGTGAATGGTATCTGGCATTCGGTCGTCCGGAAAAGTCCGGTTGCTGGATTATTTACGGAAAGTCGGGACAAGGAAAAAGTTCTTTCGCTCTGCAACTGGCACGCAAATTTGATGAAATGGGGCTTCGGGTTCTTTATTTAACACTGGAAATGGGTGCGTGCGACGACTTTGTGAATTCTGTTCTTAGTGTCGGCATTCATAGTAAAACAAATAATATAATCTATTCGGATGAAGCCACCATTACAGAATTGGACGAATACTTGTCAAAGCAACGTAGCCCGGACGTGATAATGATAGATTCCATACAATACTTCGAGCAGCAAGGGGGAGCGAAAGCCCCCGAAATAATCCGCCTGCGCAAGAAGTATCCGCGAAAGATATTTGTCTTTATCTCGCATGTGGACGGGCGCGAGGTGGAAGGAAAAACCGCCTATGACGTGAAACGTGACAGCTTTAAAAGAATCTACGTGGAACATTTCAAAGCAACATTTATCGGACGTGGCAAAGGAGGTTCACGCGGATATTACATAGTATGGGCGGAAGGGTATCAAAAACATTGGATTGAAAATATTAAAAGCGATAATGATGGAACAGAAGACGAAGAAACCTATCAGTAAAAGCCTTATCAAACGCCTGCATATCATATACAGCGCACAAGGCATTGATGACGAACAAAAGCGGGCTATCCTACTAGACCTAACGGACGGGCGGACAAATACCACAAAAGAGTTGACATACAGCGAAGCAATGTATCTCTGCGGCTATTTGAACGGTGCGAAAAAAGAAAACCGGGATTTGACTATCACCGAACGGGAAATAAGGAGACGCAGGTCGGCTGTCCTGAAGAGAGTGCAGCGGATCGGAATCGACACAACGGACTGGGGAGCGGTAAATGCGTTTTGCCTTGATGTCCGGATAGCTGGAAAGAAGTTTCGCGAACTGGACGGGGAAGAACTTCTCCTGTTGATACCGAAGCTGGAATCAATATTAAAAAAGAAAGAAGATGGCGGATATTAGTGCGGAACAACACCGGATTAACCGGATTAATGAATTACTGGATCGGCTTGACAGGATTCCCGGTGAACTGGATGCCATACACGAAAAATTGTATGCCGGAAATATGGATCGCAATACATTTGCGAAGCTGGTAGACCAAAGGTCATCGCTTTATATCGAAGCGGAAAACAAGGAACGGGAACTGAAAGAAGTATATAAAATCAAATTGTAATTAATCATTTAAAAGTTAATAGTATGGATATTAGTAAATTGTCAAAAGAAGAAAAGGCGGAACTGTTGCGTAAACTGAAAGAGGAAGAAAAAACAGAGTCCATTCAGCGGAAAGAAACCTACGAAGCATTGAGGCATCAATTCATGTTCGATGTGGAAAGTAAACTTATGCCAGTGGTGAATGACGTTCAGGGCTTTTATGATTGGATTGTAGGTGAAAGCAAGGCTTTCCGCAACGTGATGCGGGAATACGGTCAGCTCCGTATGCGTCAGGGTGAAGAAACCGCCACTTTTTCAGTAGTAGACGGGAACTTCAAACTGGAGGTAAAAAGCAACAAGGTGAAAAGTTTTGATGAACGTGCCGATCTCGCTGCCGAAAGGCTGATTGACTACCTGAAGAATTATATAGCCCATTCAGAAAAAGGAGTCGATGATCCGATGTATCAAATGGCGATGACGCTTCTCGAACGTAACCGTCAGGGGGATTTGGACTATAAGTCTATAAGCAAATTGTATGAATTGGAGTCACGTTTTGATGAAGAATATGCGGCTATCATGCAGTTGTTCAAAGAAAGCAATGTCGTGTATAAAACTGCAACTAATTACTATTTCCATAAGCGTGACGAGAACGGAGTATGGCGTCGTATTGAACCTTCATTCTGTAGATTATGATTATAGCAGTTGACTTTGACGGAACCATTAGCCGGGGGAAATTCCCGGCTATTGACGGGGAGCAACCATACGCTGGCGAATCGCTCCGGAAATTACATGATGAAGGACATAAAATCATTATTTGGACGTGCCGTACTGGTGATCAGTTATTGAATGCCATCAACTGGCTGTTGGAACGCAAAATACCATTTGACCGTGTAAATGACCATGATCCTGAAAATGTTGCCAAATATGGGGAAGGCGGGAAAAAGATATATGCCCATTGCTATATCGATGACAAAAACATCGGGGGCTTTCCCGGATGGCTGGCATGCATGAAAGAGATTGAACGGATGGAAGAAGCCTATAAAACTATTTTAAAAGAGGATAAAACTAAAGTATGAACAAAAAGAAGGAGATAATACGCACTATCAGAAATTTCAAAAGGATTCTGAAAAGTGGGAATGTGAAAACGGTATTGACCGTTAGTGATTGGGATATATATGCAAAAACATACACTATTGAAGAAATTGCCGCCCGTTTTTTACGGATAAAAGGTTATAATGTACAAATCACCATATCGGATAATACGGAGCATCCTTCCTACCTGTTTGGTTATATACGATTCTATCGTTATGCCAGACTCAAGTTTAGTTCTAATTAGAAAAAAGATGAATGCAAAAGACCAAAGAAAACTATGCAAAGCCGGATATACAATCCTGCGTCGCCATGATTATCCCCAGCCACATATCACTTTTAAAAGCGATATAAATCCGGATAGTTGGAAAAGGTATGGGGACAATTATCCTTCAAAAGCGGAAAGAGACCGGGCAATGAAACGTTTATTAACCGATGCAAAAATGGTAGAAGATTAAAAATGACATGAAGCATGATACGTAAACATTATAAGATTACAATTAAAGAAATCGGAGTAGACAAACCCGTTGAAACCGAATACATTGGTTTTATTGACCATAAAGGATTGATAACTTTTTATGGGCTGAATAATCCCGATGTAGAGTGGTACAATATTGAAGAAATTCTCGAATAACTCAACAAAAATAGGATATGAATATAGAAGACGCAATAAAAGCCATGAAAGGCGGAGCCAAATTAACCCATAAATATCTTCCAGCAATGGGTATTCAATATCTATATATCATAAATGGAGAGTATGTAGACTCTAAAGGCTATATCTTAAACAAGATAGATGTTGAATCCCGTCTTAAAGCAGACATTTTTAAGTTTGGGTGGCAGAAAGTTGAATCAAAATCAGAATAGAAAGGAGCTAATATGGGATTAAGTATTTACGCCTTAAAATTGGGCGATAAAATATCAAGAGAGGAATATGATAATACCGGGAATGGGTGGTATGTTTATCAAGCGCACGGAATGGAACCGATAAATCATATACCTACGGTTGAGGAAGGCTTCTATAAAGCTGACGTTTTATGTTCCGACTGTGATATTTTTTATTCAAAGTATTCTACTTTCAGAGATATAATATCACATGCGGTTTTGAAACATGATGTAAAGTACGTTTGGAATAACGTAAACAACTTCATAGGTAAGCCATTCATCGAATTTTTGCAAACATCCGATTGTGAAGGTGCAATAGATTATACGGTAGCAGAAAAGATACTGCATGATTTTGAGAAATACGAGTCTGTTATAAAGCCAGAATTAAATGAATATCTGTGTCGTTTTTTCGATCATTATGTTTGTGTCCTGAAAAAGACTGTAGAGAATAAAGGAATAGTGTATTACTCATAACGGATTAATAATGAAGAAAATAGTTGGTAAAATATATATTTATAAGGTATTGCCACCATATAAGCATTGGTATAGTATCATGACTGATGACGGGTTAAATCGTAATAACATCGTAATCATTGGTAAAAAGCAATTACTAAAAGTCGCTTTAGCACTGATTGTCATGGTTTTGCTTAATAAAAGAACTACTATAAACAAATTCAAATCAAGAATAGAAAGGAACTAAAGTATGACACAAGAAAAATTCATTGCATTGTCAAAGGAAAAGGTTGCAAAATTAAATAAAGGTTCAAAAGAAGCGGAAGAAGCATGGAGAGCCGGATATCTGTATTTAGCAGAACAGCTACGCATCAGTTTCAATAACAAGACGCAACTTTACTTTTTAGAAGAAGTAGAAGAAATCGTCGAGGATTCTTACGAACTTGATGAATTTGAATAATGTATAACAAGAATAGGAATCAAATGAAGATAGTTGTTAGTTTCTCCGGTGGAAAAGATTCGCAAGCCTGTTTAATTCAAGCTGCCAAGCAATACGGGGCTGATAAGATAGAAGCTGTTTTTTGTGATACAGGTTGGGAGCATCCAGTCACTTATCAGCACGTAACGAATGTATGCCAGCAGATTGATGTTAAGTTAACTATAATCCGTAATGAGAAGGTAGGTAACTTTCAAGAAATGTGTAGACGTATGAAATGCTTTCCTGTAGCATCCCGAAGGGCATGTACTGCAATGCTTAAAATACAACCTATGATTGATTGGGTTATTTCCCAAGACGATAATTTCATTCTCATACAAGGAATTCGTGGTAAAGAAAGCGCATCTCGGGCAAGGATGGAATCTGAATGTTCCTATTTCAATAAATATTTCAACGCTAACAAAGGCGTAAGGTTGTATCGTAAGACTGCAGTTTTGAAATGGTGCAAAACGCACGACGCATCTGTTATACGTCCGATATTCGAATGGACAGCACAACAAGTAATTGATTATATTCTTGATAATGGGCAGCAGCCTAATCCACTTTACAAATGTGGTGCATCCCGTGTCGGATGTTTTCCGTGCATAATGAGCCGTAAGGGAGAAATCAGAGTATTGTCTAAAGACAAGATTATGGCTGATAGACTTATCCAACTTGAAAAAGAGGTTGATTCATTAGGACAAAAGTCTCATGCCGGATTCTTTCCAAAAGGGTACATCCCGGAAAGGTTCTGCAAAGAATATGGAGACGGATGCCCTACAGTTCAAGAAGTGATTAACTATGTAAATCGCGATGACGCAATGATAGATATGTTTGAGCCGGAAGGTGGGTACAGCTGTATGAGCCTTTATCATGGACTTTGTGAATAGGAATTTAATTTAAAGCAAAATAATAATGAAGCCGTGCGGAACTTTTCTTCTGCACGGCTTTCGTTTTTTCTAAAAATGTTTATAACCGCTTGTCATAGCTTGAATAGCTTTCCACCTGCGGTATTTTTCGTATATATCCCATTTGAATGTTGTCCAAGCAACGTACCAGTGTCCTTTCCATAGCGGGCAGAATATCACGTTCGTAAAAATCACGCGGGCGGGCTGAATAGTCTATTTTGATTATTTCCTGTTCGCATATATCACCCGTGTCAAGTCCGTTATCCGCCCAAAACCATGTGGCGGCAGTGATTGGCTCTTGCCGTTTGTAAGCCCATTTGATTGAAGATGCTCCACGTCCATACGGCAGTGGTGACGGGTGAAATATCAATGTCCCGTAAAGCGGTTCTTTCAGCAATTCCACCGACACCTTTTCCGTCAGAAGCGGGGCAATGGCTAGATCATACACTCCGGTGTTTTCGTTCCAAACACGGTGACCTTTATCGCGTACACAGGCTTCCGCTATTTTGTAAGCCTGTGAGTCCTTATTTCCTAATATCTTGATGATCATATTCCCCAATATATTTAAATGCCTGTACTGCCCTGAAATGACCTCCGTATCCGGTAGAACATTTAGTAGATTTTCCTTTTCCCTGCATGGACTTTGCCATCGAACTTGCGCTTCTCGCCTTATTCGAACCATAAAGGCTGGCTCCTGTTTGTACCCATTTCTTTGAGTGCCGTAAAGCTCCGCATAACTGGGGATGTGAAGTATGGAAAAATACAGGTAGTTTTTTCCCACAACGTCCGTTCCCCTTCAGATGATATTCGCATACTGCAGCTAAAAATTTAGTGCCAACTCCGATGCCTTGCCATTCCGGCATGACTACCAAACGCGTCGAGCGATACGCTCCAGCTGTGAAAAGGGGGGCTACTGCCAAATGGCATACGGGCTCGTTCCCAATGAATCCCACGAAATATTCCGCAGCAACGGGCAACGGCAAGTCTAAATAATAATGCTGTTTAAACAGTCTTGGGAATACAGTTCCCCTGACCTTATAAATTTGAAGCTCGAGTTTTGGACGTTGCCGAAGACAGTCACGCTCGTAAAAGCGTGCCTCCGCAGTATCGTACACCCAATCCGGCTGCAACCATTCAATAATATCATAATGACAGGATAGAAGGACAATCTTACCTTTGCCACGTCTCCAAGTTTTAGAGAATGCTGCCGCACCCACTTTCGCGATCTGACGGTCAATCACGGACGTAAATTCATCAACGACGGCATGCTCCGGACGTTCGCAAGCCAAACGGGCTAAACCAGCGCGAAATTTCTCACCGTTCGACAGCACATTGAAGGGGCGTAGCCATGCCGGAACATCCCCCAAACCTACAGCCGAAAGCATTCCGGTGACCATATTAAAATCCCCGTCCGGAGCGATGCAGTCAATAATAGGTTTATTGCTGTCCCAACCGGAATAAAGGTCATAAATCGGCTCGTTAAAGATTTTGCTTCCGATACTGGTTTTTCCACTTCCTGAAGGTCCGACAATCAAACCTATTTGCCATTCCTTGCCCTCGATGGGCAATTCAGCCACCTTTTCCCAGTCACAGCCATTTTCCGCATTGAAAAGGCTTTTTACCCTTGCAGCGCGATAGCTGTCAAAATCGCTGCAATGGTGTCGTACTTCTACTCTCATACACTTACTACCTTTAAAGTTAAACCTTCAGCTTTCAGGCGTTCATAAATAGCCTGCTGTTCTTTTTCATCTGTGCAAATGACGATAACGCCATATTGCGGTTTATACGTATATTTTCCCATAACTAATAATTTTGAGTTCGGGACAAAAGTACTCCGCGGCTGTCAATCCGGCACGATACATGAAGTTGTTTACACTGCAAACGTTTTGCAGTCACTTTGGAAACGCTTGATAAGACTATATACCTTTCTCTCACTGACAAGGTACTTGTCAGATAATGCCGCGACTATATAAGACACTTTCTCACCATGTCCTAACAGTTTCATATAATCCGCATACGGATCGATATAGCGACAATCTTCAAGCCGTATTCCGGCATCCTGTATTTTTTTCAAGAGCTCCCGATTAAAGTTTAATATCTCTATGACTTTCATAATACAAATTTGATTATCTTTGCAATGCCAATCACATAAAGCAAAAATGCGAGTAGACGCAGCAAGGGTCTTTGCCCCCGGCTGTGCGTCTGCTCGCATTTTGTTAGTATGTGATTGGCGTCTTTACTAACAGGCTGGGGGCTTTTTATAGCCTTTTCCCCCGCAGGCTTATATTCAATTTTGACAAATCACTGGAAATCCGTATATTTGCGCTATAATAATGCTTTCTTATGCGGAATCCTGAAATGACCAAAATACGTGACCGGAAGATGGTAGAAACGTTCTATCATCTCTATGATAAAAAGCGCATCCGTTTGGAGGATGTTCTTTTGCGTATGAGTCATGACCTGTTCTTTCTTGATCAGAACTACATCTACAAACGGATTTTTTATATATCGGAGAATTTATCATATTACGAGCAATTAAAAGAGGGCAAAAAGCCCGATTCAAAAAAGAACGATACAAATCAACTTAGTCTTGGTTTTTAACCGTTGCATCATAGATGATACAGCGGTTCTTCGTCTTCCGTTTTCTCCGGTAAGTCCCCATTGCTAATTTTCATTTCACGGTCTTTCATGTCGGCATGGCTTGCAAGTTCCATTGTGGTGTAATCCATGATTTCACATTCAAAGCTGATCCGGTACATGTTTCCCGCACCTCCCGACTCTTCCCGTCCGACATGGGTGCGTCGGAGCGTGCCGAAGTTCTTCCCCGATTTTCCGTGCAACATCATCCCCAGTAAAGTCAACAGATCAAGGAATGACAACGCCTCTTCCTGCATTTCCGCACCTTCACAGGTATCGGAAAAGGTTTCGTAAAACAGCCGGAAATCAATCTGTGTGTGAAGCCGCTGAACGAGCAACCCTTCGTCCTCGATGCCCAGCGTATTAAATTCAATGAATACAGCCGGGGACGAAAAGGGATGTTCTTCATCGAGAAAACTGACCTGTTCATGCCACATGTCGATGTGTTCAATCTCCGGTGTGTTTTCCATCCTTTCCCTTAGCTCGGAATACTCATCCGGAATAGATGCCAGGAACCCGTCTTTGCTCCGTATTATTTCAACCAGTTCTTTGTAACAGTCTGTCCAAATCATAACTATATTGATTAAATATTTGAGAATCGTTTGTCAATCTCCGACGCTATCCATGCGTCCAGCTGTTTCATGAATGCGGCAGATTCACCCATGTACTGACGTTTCGGAATCCTTATCCTGCTGCCCGCTTTTTTTAGTGCCATACCTTTGTAGAAGGAAGCCATTGTAGACATCCGTGCATTGGCTTTATTTTTCCGTAATTCGCCATTCTTTTTCTTTTGCATTGTTCCGGTTGACTTCATGTACAAATACCAAAAATAACGCTTCATCCGCTCCGTTACGACAATATACCCGCCCTCATTGTGAATCTTGGCGTATGCCAGCGGGTCAGTCTGAAAAGTAATGCGGTCTATCCCTCGACTGACTGCATGAATACTGTCGCGAAGTTTCCCGCTTTGTATCAATACGCCACGATCCGAACCGATTGTGAGTGACCTTTTAGCCCACGGTATCAGTGATGTATCAAGAAATCCCTGTCTGCGAAAATTCTGCTTGAAGAAGTTCACACCCGCAACTTTCGCGTAACGGTGCGCATCTTCTACCAGCGTGGATAATTCTTTGAAAAAATCGGGTAATTCAGTCCTTTCCATTTGCATTTCAAAATAAAATTGTATATTTGCAATGTTCGCGGCTGTAACAGGTCAAGAGCTCCCTTCAGGAGTGGTAGTTTCGGCTACTGCTCCTGAAGTTCTTTAAGAAGGTCAATTGTCTTTCCGTCCGCCACATCCTGCCATGACACTTTCACAGCTTTCCTCTTATAAATGAACACCATCTGCTGCCCGGAATACTTTTCGCCATACAGTTTGTATATGCCGTTCAGTTTGTTTTTCAGCATTTCCGGTTCGACAGTGTCAAAAGCGCTCAAATTGAATACAGTATATTCGCACTGCTGTTTTTTCGAACTGTCAAGTCCGTGTTTTATACCGCCCAGTCCCTGAATGTTTTTCAGGTCTGCCAGCTTTTCGTCAATCAGATATTCCGGGTTCTTCACCCCGTCCTCGTTGATGTGCGGGCGGATTTTCACTTTCATCTTCAGTTCCTTTGAAATTACCCGTGCGCTTTCCACATTCTTTGCCAAGTCTTTCGGATCAGCAAAATCGCTGATCATCACTTTCGATTCCGGATCACGATGGTAAGGAGCGTATAACTTGCTCCGTTCCGTCTCCTTCCTGATTTTTGCCAAATGCCCGTCGGGCATTGAGAAATAAGGATGTGCGACCGTGAATATCTCACCGGATTGCCCTACGTTGTTCGCAAAGGCATCCGGTATCGTCACAATAGGCGTAGCAGGCGTTTCCGGTTCGTCCGTTTGTTCGGCATAACACCTGCACCGATATCCGTTTGGCGGGTAGTTCCGCAGCCAAAACGGGTCGTTAATAGGTTTTACGACACCATCCAGTATCCTATGTGATTCTCTTACCCGTTCATCCCCTGCAGTCACATACTTCAGATTAGGCATTATATCCGCATTCTCCTTGAATTCCTGCCATTCACTGGCGCGTCTGCAGCTTGTTTCTGCCGTTTCAAATTCCGTGCGAAGGTAATTTTCATTATAGTCTTTATGAATTGCCATAACCTTTTCCCGGAAGTCCTCATAAGAAAGTTTCTTCCCCTTATCATCATAAAGGGCATCGTTCATCTCCTTAATTTCCTGATACGTCTTCGCTCCGGAGAACTTGAACAAGTTGTCACGTATCCGCTGGGTATCTTCCGCCAGTTCCGGATCATTATAGTCGTCTTTTCCCCATCCTTCAGCCGCCTTCTTATTCAGTTCCCCGTATGTCTTCCTGAATAATTCCTCATCAATATCTCCCGTTTTGACCTTTCGTTCATAAACTTGTTTCATCACCCTGCCGATGATGCCGCTGAAATCATACTCTCCGGCTTCCATGGAGGGTGACGTTACCGCTTCATCGTCCGGTTCGGTCTTTTTTTTTTGAGGGTCTGTTTTTGGCTGATTCGGCAATGTTCCTCCCTGTTGCTCACCACCGGGATTTTTCTTTTGACCAATGATCGGAAGCCCCGTTTTCTTTGCGACCTCTTCGTGGTCAAATTCAAAGGTATAAGCCAGCTTGTTGATCGCTTCGATGTATTCCGTGATAGACAAACTTTCCGTGTCGTCCCATTTCAGTTTCAGCCTTTCAAGTGGTTTATATACCGGGCTTATCTTCATCAGTTTAGGGATGATAATATAGTTAAAATAGAACTGGAAAATCATCTTGTCATATTCGTGCCGTGATTTTTCAACACGTTCATGGACTTCTGCCGTTCCTTCCCACGCCCCGTTTTCAGTTGTACCCGTCTGACCAAGCAAACGCTTGCTGATTTGGTTGTCACATCGTTCCTCTAACGGTAAAAAGGCATTGGTTGTATTTCCTCCGGCTTCTTTCCCATACTCGACCTTTTCATTTCCGGACAGGACTGCAAAGAAATTATTCCTGAAATCCAACATCATCTCGAATAATTCGTCCAACCGTTTTTTATCCTGTCGGTCTGAAGTAACGAAAACAGGAGGGATGCCATATTTTTCAATGTAATTCATCCATGATCCCAAACCCAGTTTCTTTGCAAGGATGATAATTGACAGTTCATTGAGCATCCCCAAAGCCCATGCGTTTCCGAACTGGACATAATAGGGCTCAAGTGCACCGTCCTTATATGACCATCCGGTTTTGTCTGACTCTTCCTTGACGATTATCATCTGTTGCGGGATATAGTTGGACATGGGAACTTCTTCTACATGGCTGATTTCCAAGTTTTCATCAAGATGGGAAATGTCGGCAAGCGATACTCCCTGTAACTGATGTAGAAAACAAATTCTGATAAGCTGGTGAAACCACGGACGATCCAGCAGTTTCTTCGCCTCCTCGTCCTCATTGCCATTGTCATCGACAAGGTTGAATTCCGCCTGTTGTACAGGTAATACACGATTGTCAATCGTCGTTTGTAAATGTTCGTCATTGTACAATGACTGGTAGAACCTGTACAGCAAGCCACGCCTGGGATCATCCGGATCGGTTGCCGAAGTTACCGCCATAATCCAATCATCAATGGTCTTTTCCCGGTAGACGACAGCCTGCCTTTTATAAGCAGCACTTGACGAAGATTGTGTCCCACTGCTATCCATCCGAAAATAATACTCATTAAGTACATTCTTCAGACTCATCCGACGAATTGCTTTCTGCTGAAACCAGTTGAATATTTCTCTTAACTTCTTGTACATAACATACCTTTTAAAAGCGGTTTAAAAACTATTTAAAGAAACCATCCGTTGTTCCGTGTATGACCAAACAGAATGGGAGATTCAACATTGCCTTCTTCATCTGTTACCAAAGGAATTTCAGGTGGCAGTGACATGATTCCGTCACGTAACTTGGCAAGTATAAGGTCAGCCCAGTCGTTCATGTCTGATAACGGGTTATTTCCCGTTTTCCGGGCTGCGTTCCGACTTACCGCACGGAAAGCGGTAATGCAGGATATTATCCGGATTAATAACCCCGTTCGTATTGGAGGAATACCGAATATCTTTTTCACGTCATAACGACCGCTTATATAGGCGGACACTTCACTGATGACAAGATCTTCAATCCCATTCAAAACTTCCTCGTCTTTTTCGATACTTTCAACCAGCAACCGATTTTGTATGACGGTCGTCAGGTCATCCATGTTGATATACTTCATAGTTACCAAGTGTATTTACGTTTATATCTTCCCGCCTTCCACGGGCGTGTCGCGGGCTCGTCCTCTGACTGTGGAGGATCAGTATATATTTCAAGTTTCCTCACAGCCTGTTCGTCAGCGTCCGGGCTGTCATCATGTTCTGTCATGCCCGGTTCAACAGCATACAACTGTTTCAAGCCGACAGTAATGTCCGGGCTTGCTTTCAGTTCCTCGTTGACATGCATCCGGGAATTCTGATAATATGGATGCATGCTTATCATACGAAGTATCTTGTTCGTTGTTTTAGGCGTCTGTACCGGAACAAGGTTCAACTCTACACCTGTCTCCGTCTCGGCTTCCCCTATGATACGCTTGACTTCGTCGTTCCAGAATTGGGACTCGTACTGCCAGAAGCAGATAATGCCCTTTGCCCTGAATTCAGCCTGCTTCATGCACATCCATTGTACGCAGAGTTTCATCTTTGACTGCTTTACGAATCCGTCTATCAGCCAAAAATCATTTTTATGCCGTCCCCAAATCTTACATGCGTTAAAGTCACTCGTATCTGTCCCGGCATACGCAATGTCCCAATGTGCCACGATCGCATTCATTGTGTGAAGGTCAGGGAGCTTTCCCCACTTCACCATTTCGGGCTTGAATATTTTACCCTTGACAAGCGGTACGTGGTTATATTCCGCATGTGCCGCGAGAATACCCATGTCCTTTTCCTGTTGACGATAGAACTGGGGGGAATACATCGATTTCCACGCTGGTTCATACGTTACCGGATCATAAGCCTTCACCAGATGCCAGTCCCAGTCGGGATGCCGTTGTTTGAGAATCGTCTGTACCATCCGGGATGCAAAACGGTTGTTAGCACCTATCAGACGTCTGCGCTTTCCCGTCATGGTTGCCAGCACGTCCGCTTCGATCCAGTCCGCATAATCATCCTGCATCCGGTTGTTTTTGATGGTCTGCGGTGTCTCCAAGTCGTCAATTATCCACAGGTCAGGACGGTGTGCGCCTTTACGAAGCCCGCGAACCTTCTGCTTCGCACCGAACGCCTTGCAAATAAAGCCGTTCATCGTTACGAAGTTTCCCTTTTCCCAATATCCCGGATTATACTGCTCGCCAAAGTCGTGTTTCAAAAGTTCGTTTGCCTCGAATTCCGCACGTAAATCTTCCAGCAGGTCACAAGCGCGGTCAAATGTGTCGGAAACGATACACATATAATGTGTCTCGCCATTGATCCATAACCATAGGGGAATGATCACATCGTTCCATACCGATTTTGCAAGTCCGCGTCCCCATTCGGCATATCCTTTATAAATCGGATCGTTCATCACCTTGTTGGCATGCGCGATCTGAAAGTCCGCACAGTCTGCGGTCGCATAATGGGGAAGATAGGTTTCGACAAGATACTTGACATCCCGTTTCGCACGCTGTATGCGGTTCATCCGAACTGTCAGCGATTCGTCCGGATCAATCAGGTTGCCTGTGCACCGCGCACGTTTTAACTTCTCCTGATACTCCTTGAGGGCTTTGCTATCTTCGACTTTCATTATCCCAACATTTTTGCGGCTTCATAAAGGTGATTCTCCTGAAAGTCCAGTGTTTTAAAATAAAGGTCTGCATCGTACACCTTCATCGCATCAAATATCCGGCTCATGACATCAATGTAAATAGCGAGCGTAATCCGGTTCTTTTTGTCCACCTCTTTGAGCTGGTTTCCCCATTGCGCCACACTGTTGTCAAGTGTAGCCGCCTGTTTCCGTAGTTCGAGCACCTTGTCGCTATCACCTTCCGCAATGGCTTCGTCAATCATGCGCAGCAGCTCCAGTTTTTGGTCTGCAAGAATGTTGATAATCTGTTTCAGGTTGTCACCCTGCTTTTGCGATGAAATAACAGATGCCTGACGCTCTTTTTTCCAAAGTGCATCATTCTCATTAATCCAGCTTGAAACAGACCTTTCCGACACGTTTATGCGTGTGGAAATCTCCTTGCACGTCATTCCTTCACGTACATAAAGGTCGTGCGCTTCCTTCCTCAATTTACGGTAGTACTCTTTACTTGGCATATCGCTTCCTTTCGTTTACTGGGGCAAAGGTCAGATTTCAGCACCACCTGTGGAAAACGGCTTTTCATGTTGGAACGTATTCTTTCCAAGTTGGAAAAAATACGTCCTTGTTAACACTGTTTTTTTTCCAAGATGAAAACGCTTTTTCCGTACCCGCCTTTCCTTTTCCAATTTTGCAGCATGAAATTTTAAATATCGCGAAAATGAATCTGACTGCAACAGCGGAAAACGGACGTGCCCGGATTGAACTCAAAGGCACAATATCAAAATGGAGGGAAACGGAAGCTGAATTCACTTCCAAAGTTGAGGAACTGATCAAATCAGGGGTCAAGGACGTGCACATCTATATCAACAGTCCGGGTGGTGAATGCTTCGAAGCCAACGAAATCGTGAACGTGATCAAAAGGTTTCCCGGCAAAATCACAGGCGAAGGCGGTGCACTGGTAGCCAGTGCGGCAACATACATCGCTATTAACTGCACATCATTTTCTATGCCTGCTAACGGACTTTTCATGATCCATCAAGTCAGCGGGGGAGCATGCGGGAAAGTCGCTGATATTGAATCCACTTTGGAAGTCATGCGCAAACTGAATGAACACTACCTGAACGCTTTCCTTTCAAAGTGTACCGACAAGAAAAAAATCAAAGACGCATGGGACAATGGTGACTATTGGATGAGTGCACAGGAAGCAAAGGAAAACGGCTTTGTGACGGAAGTAACGGGCAAGGCAAAGGTTGATAAGGCTACGGCACAAATGATCACCAACTGCGGCTACACAGGTGAAATTGAGATTACTGACTTTATTAATAACGAAAAATCAAAAAATGACATGGATTTAACAATGTTGACTACCCGCTTCGGAATGGACGCAAGTACCACGGAAGCACAATTTATCGCGCAGGTAGACGTGTGGAAACGTAAGGCAGACCGCGTCGACATGCTCGAAAGGCAAGAGGAGGAACGCAAGGAACAGGAGATCGAGAACGTCCTGAACAAAGCTATCAAGGAAAAAAGAATCACTGCTGACGTACGCGACGATTGGAAAGCGAACCTGACCAGCAACTTCGATACGGCAAAGAAGCTGCTTGACGCTATCAAGCCTGTGGAAATGCCTGAAGTTCATGCTCCCAGTCTGACGGATACCACAAACAAAAAGTTCGAAGACCTTCAAAACGATCCGGAGGCTTTGAAAAATATCATGGAGAAAAATCCGGCTGAATACGAACGTCTTTTGAATGACTACATAAAACGTAACGGAAAATAAAATACTAACCATTTAAAAAAAAGAATATGGCACAACCAGTAGACGGTCTTTATTTGAACAAGTACGTCGATCCCCAACTGTTGATCGAACGTCGCAATTACAGGGCGGACTTCATGCAAGTTTTAGGCTCTGTTCCTGCCGGAGCTTTGGCTGCGGATGGTGTACGCAGAAACAAACTGATTAACAATGTCGGTTTTCGCGTAAATAACACGGAAGATTTCGAGCCGAAGCAAATGACCGGAAAGAATTATATCGTACCGTGGGAAATCTACGATACGGAACCCAGTTCCTGTACGGATGACGAAATCCGTTATCTCGCTTTTGACAAGCGTGCTGCTATCCGCGTGAAGCACAATGAAGCCTTTCAGGTCGGTATCCGCAACCATGTGCTGCACAAATTGGCTCCGGAGGATGATTCAAACGAAGAAATGCCTGTTATCCGGACAACAGGCGAGAAAGATATTAACGGTCGTTTGAGACTGTCTTATAAGGATCTGGTCGATTTTGCGACGCTCGCAAAAACGTGGAACCTTCCCGTAACCGATGCCCTGTACATGGTGCTTTCCCCACTGCACATGGGTGATTTGTTACTGGATAAGGATGCGTCCAAGTACTTCTATGACCGTACTTTCTACCTTGATCCGGCAACCGGAAAACCGAAAGGTTTCATGGGTATCAAGTTTTTTGAGAATAACGACTGCCCGTTCTATAATGCGGAAACAGCAAAGAAGGTGGCGGAAGGCACAAAACCGTCTGCCGAAACTGATTTTCAGGCAAGCACTTTCTTCTATGCTCCGAATACGTATTACCACATCGAATCCGTAAAATCCCTGTATCGTCCGGAAACGACCGATACACGCAGCAAGAGTCCTACATCCGAATACCGTACCCAAACTTACGGTATTGTAGACCGTATCGAAGATTTTGGTGTTGGTGCAATTTTATCAGGTAAATCCGTATAACGAATTATTTTATGGGAAATTTTACAGGAGTAATCATCAACAAAGCAAATGGCGGGCTGGTACGGGATACCGATACCAGTGACCGCGTCATTCTGCTCGTGGTCGGTGGTTCGGAGATTGGAAAACTTGAATATTACAAGCCGGAAGCCCTGAACGATATCACCGATTTGGAAGCGTTGGGATGGGACGATACTATCGACCTTGAGAACAAGGAACTGGTGCATTACCATACCAGCGAAGTCTTCCGCCTGTCTCCGGAACGTTCACTGTATCTTATGCTGGTTCCGAAGTCTGAAAAGGTGTCAAGCCTGCTGACGAAGGAAAATTTCGTCAATGCGGTACGTACCATCAACGGAGTAAACACCATCGGTATCTGCTCACTGACTGCGGACGAAACAATCACCGTAGCCGTACAAGAGGCACAGAAGATGGTCAATAAATTCAGGGAAGACCACCTGTATATCGATGCGGTGATATTGGAAGGTGTCGGCAAATATATCAATGCCGTTGCCGATGCTGTCGATCTCCGGACGCTGGATGCTGAAAACGTCTCTGTCGTGATTGCACAAGACCCGGCACGGGCGGCAAAGGACGAAGCATACCGGACACACGCTGCCGTGGGCAGCGCACTCGGAATGCTGTCTGTCCGCTATGTACATGAAAATATGGGCAGCGTTGATATTGAAAACCACCCACGGACGGCAAAAGGGACAAAGGACTATCCGTTGACTGACAAACTGAACGGGCTTTGGCTGGATGCAGCTTTGAGCAATGGCAAACCCTTCTCACAGTTGAGCGTATCCGACCAGAAAAAACTGACTGACAAAGGATATAACTTCGTCGGCAGCTTTCAAGGGTATGCCGGGTTCTTTTTCAGCAATTCATGTACTTGTACGGAAGCGGAGAGCGACTATGCATATATTGAATATAACGCTGTCTGGAACAAGGCGGCACGTATTATCCGCAATACCTTGTTACCGCGTGTGAGAAGTAAGGTAAAAGCTGATCCGTCCACCGGATATATCAGCAACACCACTATCAGTAGTTGGGACGCGCTTGTCAAATCCGCGCTGGAAAGCATGGTCAATTCGGAGGATATCGCGGACTTCGACATTTACATCAATCCAAAACAAATGGCTGTCAGTGACAAGCCTTTCAATATCAAGGTAAAACTTGTTGCAGACGGTATTGTCCATGAGTTTGAGATTGACTTGGGTTTCACAAATAAAATCTGAAAATATGGCATTGTTAGGAACATTAATCAACAAGTTCGGAAAAATAGCCGGATGGAACAGCGTCAAGGTTGTTATGCTCGGTCGTCAGATAGAGGGCATCACAGCCCTTTCCTACAAGGATAGCAAAGAGAAAGATAACATCTACGGTGCTGGAGAATTTCCTGTCGGTCGCGGTGAGGGGAATTACAAGGCTGAAGCGTCAATCACCCTTCTGAAAGAAGAGGTGAATGCCTTGCAGTTAGCTCTCGGTGCGGGAAAGCGTCTTACGGATATTGAACCGTTTGATATTCCGGTCATGTATGAGTATAAAGGACTTGTCATGAAAGACGTGATCCGGAACGTCGAATTTACGGACAATGGTGTCGACGTTAAACAGGGTGATAAAAGTATTGCCACACAATTCACCCTTCTTCCCAGCCATATCGACTGGAATGTGGCAATGTAGTTTAATAACCGTTTAAAAGACTTTTAAAATGGAAGTAGAAGAAAAGAAAATCAAGACAGGGAAACCTTACGAGGAACTGACAAAGGAGGAAAAAGCTTTGATAGTTGATTTTACAGAAGAAGAACATGCAGGAATGAAACTGAAATACGGGAAACGCCTGAAGCATGTCACCGTACAAGTGGACGAGGATGAACGCTACGACTACCTGATTGTCCGTCCGAATAAAAATATCCTGCTGGCTATGGCAAAGAAAAAGGATGATCTTGAAGAAGCAAATGACATCCTGATCCGGAACTGCGTGGCGGCAGGCAATATGGAGGCGTTGGAAGATTCCGCTGTCTATACTTCAGTCCTGACCGCCATCGGACAACTGATCGCCGGACAGGCGGCTTTTATCAGCAAAGCATAGAGGAATATTCATCAGCGTTCGGTCTTGTCGAGGGAATAGATGCCATCCTGAAAAAAGTATATGGCTTTGACATCCCGGACAAACTGGACGAAGATGAATGGCTCCGGCTCTATGCCGAATACCGCATGTTGCGGAAAACGGAGCTGGAAGAAATTGAAATAGTAATGCACAACGCATTCGCTAAAGTTGTAAACCGATTATTCTCAAAAGACAATGCAAGTGACTCAATGGATATTGGAACTGGTTGACAGGATCACGTCTCCGCTACATGCAGCAACCGATGCAGCCGAGGAAGCTACACGGGTGATTGATGACACGGAAGAAGTGGTTGAACGTCTTGGGGAGACATCGGGAAAAGCAGCCGGAAAACTGGAAGGGTTGGGAAAAGGAATGTTCTTTCTCAACCAGCTGAAAGAAGGTGTCGACAATATCCGTGATTCCTTTAATGATGCCATCGAACCGGGTATCCGGTTTGAAACCGCTGTTGCCGAAATGTCCGGTATCACCAACATGGAGGGGAAGGAACTGGACGTTCTCGCCACCAAAGCCCGTAATACGGCAAAAGCGTTCGGTACCGATGCGGCAGACGCTATGGTCGTTTATAAGGACTTGCTTTCAAAGATTACTCCGGAACTGAAAAAAGCACCGGACGCGCTTGAAATCATGTCGAACAATGTAATGACACTTAGCAAGACGATGTCAAATGATGTTCCCGGAGCATCAGCCGCCATGTCCACCGCAATGAACCAATACAAGGTTTCCCTTGATGATCCGATGAAAGCCGCACAAACAATGACGGATTATATGAACATCATGGCGGCAGGAACTGTCGAAGGTTCTGCCGAAATCAAGGAGGTTGCGGAAGCATTGAAACAAACGGGTAGTGTTGCAAAAACATTCGGGGTTGAATTTGCCGAAACAAACTCCCTGATCCAGTTGCTTGACAAATCTGGGAAAAAGGGTTCTGAAGGCGGTATCGCTTTGCGTAACACGATAGTCAAATTACAGGCTCCGACTACGGACGCGATCAAACAACTGAAAGCTGCAGGGGTCAATATAAAAACGATGCAAGACCAGTCCCTTTCACTGACCGACCGACTGCGTGCCCTGACTCCGGTCATGCATAACGCCACAATCATGTCCGCGTTGTTCGGAAGTGAAAACCTTGCTTCAACGATGGCTTTGATTGAGGGTGTAGACCAAATTGACACATGGACGGAAGCGATACAGGGTTCTACTTCTGCGGTCGACATTGCAAATAAACAAATGGATACTTATGCCGAAAAGCAGAAACGTATGCAAGCGTTTATCGACGACCTGAAGATCAGTTTCTTTGAATTTGTAGAACCTGTCGCCCCTGCCATTGAAGTTGTAGGAATCTTTGTAGGCGCGCTTGTCACGCTTGGAACTGTCGCATGGTCTGTTTCGCAGATCATGTCACTTGGAATAACAAAGATTGCCGGGTTTTGGATTGCGTCGATGGCTAAGATGGCATTGTCTACAATCATTAATAGTCGGCTAATTTCCGTCGCTATCATGGGCATCCCTGTCATCGGCTGGATTATTGCAATCATAACGGCTGTCATCGCTTTCGTGGCTTTCCTTTATAATAAGTTTGAAGGAGTCCGTGTGTTCCTGTTCGGATTGTGGGAAGTCCTTAAAACTGGCTTTCTTTCCTTTTTCAAGACGATTCATACCATCCAAATGGGAATCATTGAAATCCTGAATCCGGTTAACTGGTTCAGGGATGACTGGAGCATCAACGACGTATTTGAACGGGTAAAGAAAGAAGTGTTTGACAACGCTGTGGCAGTCGGTCGGGCATGGGAAGAAGGCAAGGAAAAAGGACGTGAAAGCTGGCGGAACAAAGACAAAGTCCCCGGACTTGACAAGTTCCAACTGGACACCGCACCAGCGGCAGTCAACAAACCGACCGCTGTAACCGCAACCGGAGGAACTTCCGGGAAAGATGTGGGACTTGGCGGAAAAGGCGGAAGCAGCGTAAGGAATATCACTATGAATGTGACATTCAATAATCATTTCAGGGTTGCGGCAGGTGCGGACATGCGCGATGTTGCGGATAAGGTCAAACGGGAAATTTTAGCGGTGATAACCGATACAGTACCAGCAATAGGATAAAGTTATGACAGGAAATACAGCGTTAAATATTGGTGCATTGTTCACGGAAGTTTTCGGAATCTCATCCCCGATTTATCTTCCGTGGGGAAGAACCCTGCAGGATTATGATCCGGGGAAATACACTGGGGTGACAACCATCCCGGATGCCGAAGCCGAAGCGTACAGTTGGATGGGGACCCCGGTCATCGGGACGTTTACCCTTGACGGTAACAAGCAATACAGCACCTATAATCCGGACGGGTCACGCGGCACGATGAATATGGCTAGCTTTCCGATGCCGTATGCAACAATCGTGGACTTTTCGCGTCCGATGAACTGTTCCAAGACGAAAGTTCTGGGCATTCACGGGACTATAAAGGAAGTCTACGGGCTTGATGACTGGAAAATCAATATCCGGGGATTCTGCATAGCGGACAAAAGCCGGGAAGGTTACAAGACGGTAGCCGAACAGGTGAACGCGCTCTGCAAGTTCCGCAAAGTGACGGAAGCAATCGGAGTAACGGGAAGCATCTTTAATAACAAGGAAATTTATTCCATCATTATTGATAACATTTCGTTCAACCCGATTCAGGGAAACAGCAGCGTAGTCCCGTTTACGATAGAGGCAACGAGTGACAACCCTTATGAACTGACACTATGAGTTATATGATGTGCAGCCGGATCACATTCCCGGCAAACATGAAACGCGGGGAACTGGTCATCTATACGGTTTCATCGGTTCACATTGAAAGTTCATGGAAGATGCTGACGGACTCTGCGGAAATAGTCCTTCCGAGACGTATCAGATACTTTGCGGGAAAAGACCTGAAGGAACTGCTGTCTGCCGGGGATCAAGTGAAGATTGAGCTCGGATATGATTCCGACCTGTACACGGAATTTGAAGGTTATATATCGCTGATCGGCTGGGGTGTTCCCGTGACGATCCGGTGCGAAGACGAAATGTATAACCTGAAAAGAAAAACAGTGTCCTATTCCGCAAAGAATGTCACACTGAAGAAACTGCTTGCAGACGTCGCCAAAGGCTATGAGATAAAAACCAACTATGACGCAGAACTGGGTGCGGTGCGGTATTCGTCCAAGACAGTCGCAGAAATTCTGAACGACATCCGGAAGAAAACCAACCTTCACTGCTATTTCATCGGCAAAACCCTGTATTGCGGAAATGTGTATTCCGAAAAGGTCGATACCGAAAAGGTAAAGATCGTACTGGAAAGAAACGCTGTCAGCCAGGACTTGAACGAAACCAACGGTGAATTTCAGGTCAAAGTAGTCAGCATCGGTGCTGGCGGCAAGAAACTGGAAGCAAAAGCCGGAACGGAAGGAAGCGAGGTTTATAACCTTACTTACAATGAAAAAGGAAAAACCATCAAGGTTGAGGACTTGAAGAAGTTTGCAGAGGACTTTTATGAAAGCCTAAAAAAGCAGAAGTACCGCGGGGGTGTCGAACTGTTCGGAATACCTGTCGTCCGTCATGGTATGACGGTTGACCTGAAAAGTGAAATAACACCGGAAATGAACGGATACTATTACGTTGAGAAAGTGACAAAGGATTTCAGTGACGATGCTACATACAGGCAAAAATTAGAGTTGGGAGGACGCGCGGA